GAAGAGTTCGACTACGCAGACGGCATTGACATGGGAATGTATATATTCTTTAATGATTTTGAAGGCGGAGAATTTTACTATGAGGAGCAAGACATTGTATACAAGCCATTGAAAGGCGACCTGATATTCCATAGTCCAGAAGATCATTGCAAACATTCAACTAAAGAAGTTTTAAGTGAAAAGTATTATGCTTGGCCAAATCATATATACCACATGATAAAGGTTCCAAAAGGATATGTTCCGTCTGGCCACCCTCTAACTAATTCAATGGGGAGGTAGCATGTCATTTAATTTCTCAGACTTAATTGACATATTGGACGGCGAAGAATTTGAAGAGAAGCCAGTAGATCTTCGTACATTTGTAAATGACCCTAAGTATTTAGGTCTACCACCGCTTTCAGAATATCAATATATATTAATTGAAAAAAGTTCTCAGATATATAAAGAGTCTACTTTAAAAAAATTATTTGGTGAAGATGAAGGCCATATAAGATTTAAACAAACTGCCAATGAAGTTGTAGCTCAATTGGGAAAAGGTTCTGGAAAAGATTATTGCTCTACAATTGCCGTGGCGTATATCGTATATTTATTGCTATGCTTAAAAGACCCAGCAACATATTATGGCAAGCCCCCTGGCGACTCAATTGATATTATTAATATTGCAATCAACTCACAGCAAGCAACCAACGTATTCTTTAAAGGTTTTAAGAGCCGAATAGATAAATCCCCGTGGTTTGTTGGTAAATATTATTCTAAAGCATCTGAAATTCAATTTAACAAAGCCATAACAGTTCACTCTGGCCACTCAGAAAGAGAAGCCTGGGAAGGATATAACGTTATAGTTGTTATTCTTGATGAGATTTCTGGTTTTGCTATTGACAATACAACTGGTCACGATCAAGCAAAAACAGGTAGCGCAGTTTATGATATGTATAGAGCATCAGTAGATTCCCGTTTTCCAGATTTTGGTAAAGTTATTCTTTTATCATTCCCTAGATTTAAGAATGATTACATACAGCAAAGATATGATGCGGTTGTAGGAGAAAAAGAGACCGTGGTAAGGGATCATAAATTTAAAATGTATGAAGAGTTGCCAGATGGGACAAGTGGAAATGAATTTGAAATACAGTGGGAAGAAGATCACATTGTATCTTATAAGATACCTAAAGTTTATGCTCTTAAGAGACCAACCTGGGAAGTTAATCCAGTTAGAAAAATTGACGATTTTAAAACAGCCTTTTATACAAACCCAACAGATGCTCTTTCAAGATTTGCCTGCATGCCACCAGACGCAGTTGATGCATTCTTTAAATCAAGAGAAAAAGTAGAAAAAGCTTTTAATGTTGGCTCTATAGCCGTAGATAATTTTGGCAGACTCGAAGAGTGGTTTATACCAGACCCAGACAAAAAGTATTACATTCATGTAGACTTAGCTCAAAAGCATGACCATTGTGCGGTGACTATGGCTCATGTTAATAAATGGGTTAACGTAAAGGTGACAGACACTTATTCGCAACCTGCACCCATTGTAGAGGTTGACGCAGTCAGATATTGGACGCCAACACCAGATAAATCAGTTGACTTTACAGAAGTAAAAGACTACATTCTTTCTCTTAAAACCAGAGGATTTAATATAGCAATATGTACCTTTGACAGATGGAACTCTCATGACATGATGCAACAACTAAAACAATATGGCATCAATACAGAGATTCTATCTGTCGCTAAAAAACACTATGACGACATGGCAATGATTGTAGCGGAAGAAAGACTTATTGGGCCACACATACCCCTGCTAATAGATGAGCTATGCCAGCTTAGAATTATGAGAGACAAGGTAGACCACCCAAGAAAAGGCTCTAAGGACTTAGCCGATGCTACATGCGGAGCAATATTTAATTCAATTAGTAGAACAAGGTTTGATAACAATCAAGAAATAAATGTACATACTTATGAATCAATGAGCTATGACAATGACTTTGGGGATAAAGATGACCCAGACACAACATCTTACAATCTGATCAGGGCACCAAGAATGCCTGAAGGTCTTAGAGAAGCAATGGACAGGATGCAAATATTATGAGCGAATATCAAGAACTAGCAAAGCAGTGTAAGTGCTGTACTAAACATGTGCCTTTACCAACCGTAATGAAGCTATACAACGGATCAATTGTGTGCCCAACAACATTACAAAATATAATAGAATACAAAAGGCTCTGGGAGTCATTTGGGTCCAGGCCTATGGGCAGCATAAGAAAACATTTTTCTGAGTACGTGCAACAAATTGTTGAGAAAGAATTTATCAATGAGTAATAAATTTTTAATTATTAAATATTATTTATATAGATTTAAGAAAAAATTTACTAAGAAACAAAAATCTGATAGGTTTATTTATTAATTAGGGGCAAGATGACTATAATTTTGGGTATAAACGAAACATCTCATGACGCCTCTGTGTCTTTAATTAAAGATGGAAAAATTTTATTTGCATCACATGCAGAAAGATACAGTAAGCAAAAAAACGATTGGTACAATAATAAAGAAATCATACTGGATGCGCTAAATTATGGCACACCAAATGCAATTGCTTATTACGAAAAGCCTTTGCTTAAAAAATCTAGAATGATTATTCACGGCGGGGCAAGTGATTGGAAGCCAAAATTTCCAATCGACCTACCAGTACATTATTTTAAACACCACTACTCACACGCAGCAGCTGGGTACTACACCAGCTCATTTAATAGCGCTGCGATTGTAGTTCTAGATGCAATTGGAGAATATAATACTTCAACAATTTGGATCGGTGAAGGTGAAAAGATTAAGCTTAAATACAAACAAAACTACCCAGTTAGCTTTGGATTATTTTATTCTGCCTTTACAAAACTTATAGGGCTTTTACCTAATCAAGAAGAATATATAATGATGGGGATGGCGGCATATGGAGACTGGACAAGATACTATAAAGAGGTAGACGAATACTTCCCCCAGTATAATGAGCAAAAATATAATTTTCACAAAGGTATTCACGACTGGGGTATGGTTATTACAGAGCAAGACAGGTTCGATATTGCGGCGGCAGTTCAGATGGTATATGAGCAAAGGCTAAATGATTTTATGCGTATGGCACAGAGAGTTACTGGTAAAAAAAACTTAGTGTTTATGGGTGGGTGTGCTCTAAATTCCTCAGCCAATACTTTGCTATGGAAAATATTTGATATGATTTGGATTATGCCAAACCCTGGAGATGCTGGAAGTTCTTTGGGAGCAGCAGCAGCATTGTATGGAAAACATATTGAATGGGAAACTCCATACCTTGGACATGATCTTGGCAAAGACTACCCAATACAGCAAATTGTTAATGGAATATTAAAAGATGGAATAGTGGCGGTGGCATCAGGAAGAGCGGAGTATGGCCCTAGAGCTTTAGGAAACAGATCAATACTGGCAGACCCTAGAGATCCAGAAATTAAAAACAAAGTCAATCTTATTAAGCAGAGAGAGATGTTTAGGCCATTTGCACCTGTAGTTATGGCGGAGCATGCTTCTAAATGGTTTGATATGGACTTCGAAAGCCCATACATGCAGTATACTGTTAAGTGTTTGCAGCCAGATGCAATCCCATCTGTAGTACACGCAGACGGAACCTCAAGAGTTCAGACAGTAAATAAGGATCAGCATAGAGGTCTATGGAGAGTTTTAAATAAATTCTATTTACAAACTGGTGTTCCTGTATTGCTTAATACAAGCCTTAACATAAAGGGCCAACCCTTATTAAATGACACTAATGACATAAGGCAGTGGGAATCAGAGTATAATTTTAAAATACTAACAGGTAATGGAGACAGTATATGAATGAATTTGAACAGAAAACAATTACCATAAATTCCCCAGCTGGTAGCGGAAACGTATTTTGCCAAGCTTTGATAGATGGTAATATGTTTGCTAATTTACGTTTTGCTGGACACGAGGTAAGAGCTTTTGATTATCACGGAATTAATTTATATATATTAAGAAATCCATATGACACAATAGCCTCTGGCGTTGAGATAAACTTTGAGGCACTTGATTGGAGAGAGCAGAAGTTTTTTATAGAAAACTTTGATTATATGATAAAAGATTCAATCATAACCCAGCAGTGGGACTACGATAGATTTTTACATTATGCACAATCATTTGACTATGTAACCACGGTAGATTTTGAATTATTAACTAAATCTCCACAACATTTTATTGATCTTATTTCTAAAAAATTTGATATTCCACTTAAAGAAAAAAGGCTTGCTACAGAAGACACTATCAATAGTTTAAAGAAAGATAGACTTTTAAGGAGTAGGGTCCCAAGAGATCCATCTGAAATACGCAAAAAAATAAATCTAGCAGTAAATAGCCATGAGCCACTAAAGTATTCTTATCAGGCATACTCAGAATATATAGATAAGATTGATTTAAGATTAATAAAGTAAAACCATTGACGATATTGACACCATAAAGTATAATATATAAAAGGTGCCAGTAGCTTAGTTGGTTAAAGCCCCGAACTCATAATTCGGTAATCGTAGGTTCAAGTCCTACCTGGCACACACCTTTGTAGCTCAGCGGAAGAGCAACAGACTTCTAATCTGTAGGTCGCTGGTTCGATCCCAGCCAGGGGTACGTTCTTATAGCTCAGTCGGTAGAGCAGCAGACTTTTAATCTGCGGGTCGATGGTTCGAGCCCATCTGGGGACACAGTCTATAAAAATTAAAGAGAATGGTATACTGATATTTATGAATTTTATACACGAGCATGTAGCTATTTGTGACATAAAGGACGACATTGATTTTAAAAAAGTCTTTGATTGTTTTAATAATCTTGATGAAAAGTTTTTGTCTGTAAACCACAGAACTCAACTGACAATGAAGATAGACTTTCACTCAGATGAATTTATATCTGAAGATCAGATGTATCTAAAGCAGTTAGTGAAAAATAAAGTTCACCCATTAGTATATGATTTTATGGGTAAAGTAGGGGTGGATAAAAATACATACTCTCATTTCCCAAATATTCTTGCATCAAAGATGATGCCAGGTAGTGAGATGGGATCACACTTCGATCCCGAAGATGCAGTTGTATATTTATTGTATTTAAATGAAGGGTTTGAAGGTGGAGATTTAGTGTTTGATGATTTGGATATAACCTTTAGCCCCACAGCGGGAAAGCTATTTATATTTTATAGCAAGTACAAGCATCACGTAACAATGCTTAGCGGTAAAGAAAGATATACCCTAAGCTCAGGGTTTGCCCCAAAAGAATTCCTTGTAGACTTTAAGCCTTCAAGCTAATTAAATAACAGTATAATGGAGTACAATGAAAAATATATTAATACTAGGTGATTCCCACGCAACAAGACTAGGGTACTCTTCTATGGATTGGTTCTCAAGCAATGTAGAGTCGGGAACAGTAGTTCATTCTAATTCACACTATGAAACCAAGGCCCCAGATGAGAATGGCTTTCCTGTATTTATGAAAGATGTTTTAATAGGGTATCAAGATGACACTTCAAGGATATTAATGTCTGGTCATTCTGGCAGGTCCGCATATAGTTATGATTTTTTAAACTTTGCAAGCGGTACCCAAAAACCAATATTAGAAAAATGGAACGTAGAAGGTAATATTTTTATACCTTGGCTCGGATACATAGACTGCAGAAATCATCTTCCAAATAAAGAATTAAAAAATTATGTTGGAGCGAAAGAAGTTGTTTCAAAATATATAGATAATGTCATAAAACATTTTGACAAATGTAAGGTTGTTTTTATGGAGCCAGTCCCACAATTTATAACAATTGTGACAAGTAGCTGGAGGTTTCCAGAGCTGGATCCAGACTTTGAATTTGAAGAAAGGCATGAGCAGTATTTAAATTTTGTTGAAGAATTAAAGATACAGTGTGCTGAAAGAGGCCTGCCAGATCCTATAAACACTAGAGAAATTCTTGGAACAGATATGGTTGAGTCCTGGATGCAGCCCAAAGACAGCCTACATAACTATTTAAATGATCATATGAAGCAAGAGCATTATGACAAGATTTTATCTTACATTTACAACAAGTTTTAATTTTTTTTGGTATACTAGGATCAGTATACTTTATAAACATATAATCGATTAGGAGAAATAAAATGGCAGCAGCACAAGGTACGGCAGCAAGATTAGTAGAAGTAGCATTAGCAGAGGTTGGAACCATTGAGGGTCCAAAGGATAATGAAACAAAATATGGAAAGTTTGCAAAGGCTAATTTCCAACCATGGTGCGGAAGTTTCGTTAACTGGTGTGGGTCAGAATCTGGCGTAAAGATTCCCAACACTGTCTATACTCCAGCAGGAGCACAGGCATTTATTAAAGCAGGAGCTTGGCAGATGGCAGAAGTAGCAACACCAGAGGTTGGAGACATTGCCTATTTTGATTTCCCATCAGATGGTGTTGACAGAATTTCTCACGTAGGAATTGTTGTTGCAGTAAATGCAGACGGCACAGTAGATGTTGTAGAAGGAAACACTTCTTCAGATAAGAAGGGCGATCAAAGAAATGGCGGAGAATGCTGCCTTAAGAATCGTGCTTACAAAAAGAAGAATGGTTCAAAGCTTCGTAGAAGCCAGACCGTGGCAATAGTTGGATTTGGTCGCCCATCATTTGGTGCGCCAGTTAAAAAAGTAGCGCCTGCAAAGAAGGCGGCTCCAGTAAAGAAAGCTGCAGTAAAGAAGAAGTAATGTACGAGTATTATGTTAAAAAAGTAGAGGCTGTGGTTGATGGGGATACAATTGATGTCCTCATCGACCTAGGCTTTGATATATTATTTGCATCAAGAGTCAGGCTTGCTGGCATTGACACACCAGAGTCACGAACAAAAGATCTGGCAGAGAAAAAGTTAGGACTTGAAGCAAAAGAATACCTTAAGTCTAAGCTAAAAGATGCTAAGAATGTTAAGATAAAAACTGAAAAGATGGACTCCTCAGAAAAGTATGGAAGAATACTTGGATGGCTATTTATTGATGATCAAACCATATCTATAAATGAGCAGATGATTACGGACGGGCATGCTTGGGGATACCTAGGAGATACTAAAGTAAAAGACTTTGATGCTTTGGCTAAAGCGAGGAAAAAGAGCGGTAAGTAATGCCAGTATACGAATATAAGTGCTCATATGATGATGCACACGCAACAATGTCAGTACACAGATCGATTAAAGACGACGATCCAGGATACACATGCGTAGAATGCGAATCAGAAATGATAAGATTCTTTACGCCATTTGGTATACAGTTTAAGGGCAATGGCTTTTATAAAACAGATAATCCAAAATGATAAATTCACCACTATTTAGAATATTTAACAACCGATTAATACATGCTCGTTTAAAGCAGCCTGTAATGAGAAGCCCTAATGATGTAGTTGAAATTTTATATAGGACAAACAGTCTTGGTTTTCGTGGAGATGATTTTGATGTAAATAATGAGATGTTATTTCTTGGGTGCTCCCATACATATGGTGATGGATTGATGGAAGAAGACATATGGCCAAGCTTAGTAGCAAAAAAAATGAATTTAAAATTTTCTAATTTAGCAGAAGGTGGCGATTCTGCAATTGGACAAGTAATAAAAGCATTTCAATATTTTGAAACCTTCGGGAACCCTAAAATAATTGTAGCCCTATTCCCAAGCAATAGAATGCCAGTGCCATATGTTTCAGGAAAAATGCAAAAAGGAGATAATCCC